TGCCAATACTTCATCCGTTGCGAAAGAACATTAAAAGCCTTGCAACAACCGCAACAGCTTGCCTTGCCTGAACCGCAAAAATTCACATTTGAATTTACCGAATATGAACTTCAACAGCTTGCTTGGTTGTGGTTCGCTTTCAAACGTGGTGTCGGCACATTTCAACATATTGAGAGAGCCTTTAACGTTTTAGGCTCGAACATGAGCGGACAAATCTATGGACAGGCTTACGAATATTTAAGCGTGTTACGCTCAACAAACCAAATCTTAAACCGCATCACAAGCGATTTTAACATCGACCCAATGACAAACTGGCGTGTATTAAAACACTTGCGAGGCTTTAATCCAAAAGCAGTCAAAATCGACTTCTAAAACAAAGAAAAATCCGACCGCACTTTTCCTCAAGAAATCCGTGTGGCGGATTGCTACACCCTAAATTCACTAAATTGACGAAAAAGGAAACAAAAATGCAAAAATTTACTGATGTATTCGCTGAAACCATTCCATTCTTTTGTAAAACAGCCATCGCCTTTGCCCTCGCTTTTTTAATTGGCGGTATCGCCTACTGTTTTGCCGATGAACCTACCGACTGGCACAACAACACGCTAAGCGAACAAATTCAACAAGAAGAACGTGCGAAAGCAAAGGCACAATGGCGTGAAGAAAACGGCATCTATCAAGCGAATTTAACGCCACAGGTCAATGCCGATATGTATCGTTATGTCGAGCAAAAACAAGCAGAAATTAACCGCACTTGGAGTAAATAATGAAAGTGGAAAGCTACAAAACACAAATCATCCGCACCAAAAGCGGAAGCTATTTTGGCGAATTATGGGTGAACAATAAGCTGTACCAAAAAACCGCCTATTTTGCCAATGAAGCCATTGCAACCTTACGTCTAAATAAACGAATCGAAAATTTTAATGCAATGGAAAACACCAAAATTCCGCCTTATCAAAAAGATGCGGAAACCAATCAATTTACTGCTACACCGAAAGAAAGTGCGGTAGAAAAAGAAGTGGTTATAGCAAAGCCACAAGAACTTACACTCACTCAGCCTAAAATCAACGTTAAAACCAAGAACAAACCGACTACCCCCCGTCGAAAACCGTTCACTCCTTATGGATTAAACGGCTATTTTGTAGATAAACAAGGCAATATCCGCCTGCATTTAGACCGAAAAGCACACGCACATACTATCGTGCTAAACCCTGAAATGTTCTCGATGCTCGCCAATATGGTACAAGCCACACAGGAGCAAAACAATGAAACCTTCCGATGATTACTACTATCAACTCGATGCTGCTTACCAACGTGAAGTTGATTGGCAGGCAGGCTATGAAATCGCCTTAGATGAAGTCGCCACTGAAATCGACAATGATTTAAAGCAAGGCGACCAAACGCATTATCACGAACTCACGGAAATGCTGTGTAATAACGATAATTTCTGGCTTGCTATTGGTAGCGGTGCAAGTTATGAGCCTTATAGACAAGAGGCGATTAAGAAAATTGCCGAGCGTGAATTGCACGCAAGAATGAATGATTATGACCAAGATTAATGGAGGGGCGAGATGACAAACCAAGTTCAACATCAACAAAATAAACAGCCACCTGCGCTTAAAACATTTTTTGAAAGTGCGAATGTGCAAAATAAGATTAAGGAACTTGTTGGCAAAAATGCGGCAACCTTTGCAACAAGTGTTATGCAAATCGCCAATAGCAATGCAATGCTTAAAACAGCAGACCCAATGAGCATTTTTAACGCTGCTTGTATGGCAGCGACACTGAATTTGCCACTACAAAATGGCTTAGGCTTTGCCTACATCGTCCCTTTCAGAAACAACAAAGAAAAGAAAACTGAAGCGCAATTCCAAATTGGCTATAAAGGTTTTATCCAATTGGCACAGCGTAGCGGGCAATTTAAACGCTTAGTCGCATTGCCTGTGTACAAAAAGCAACTTATCAAAAAAGATTTCATAAATGGCTTTGAATTTGATTGGGAGCAAGAACCCGAACAAAACGAAAACCCAATCGGCTATTACTCCTATTTTAAACTGGTAAACGATTTTTCGGCTGAACTCTATATGAGTCACGATGACATCGTCAAGCACGCTCAACGCTACAGCCAAACATTCAAAAAAGGCTATGGCGTATGGCACGATAACTTCGAGGCAATGGCATTAAAAACCGTAACTAAGTTATTGCTATCAAAACAAGCTCCACTCTCTGTTGAAATGCAACAAGCCGTATTAGCCGACCAAGCCGTTGTGAAAGATGTGGAAAATCAAGAGTTCAACTACACCGACAATATTCAAGAAGCGGAATTTTTAGCGGTTGTTGATGAAGCCACATTCGAACAATGCAAACAAAGCATTGCGAACGGCGAAACCACCCTACAAGAACTTTGTGATAGTGGGGCTTATGAGTTTAGTCAAGAGCAATTAACGAAACTTGAAGAGCTAGAAAATCAGAAAGCAGAATAGTCATTGACACCGCCCTAAACTTCGGATTAAGATAACCGCACTTACTTACACATAGCGGTTATCCGCACCCGACAGCATAGCGGTTTTTTTATGCCTAAAATTTAAATGTGCAGATCTGCACATTTAGAAAAAATGTACAGAAATGTACCTTTCGAAGATCGGGGCGAGAGAGCGATATACAATACATCTGAATAAGCTCCGCCAACTATGTGTGGTAAGTTGAACCCCGATCACCTACTTAATGATCGGATTACTTAACTTAAATCACATAGGGCATAAAACATGTCAAACTTAGCAATTCTCAATACATCAATTCGTTCACACGAAAACCTTTTTTCTTTAAATGATCTTCATGTTGCCAGCGGCGGAAAAGATAAACACAGACCATCTTTCTTCATTCGCCTTGATACAACAAAAGATCTCGTCGCAGAAATCGAACAAGACAACAGCAACGCATTAAAAGTTATTCGAGGCACACAAGGCGGCACCTACGCTTGCGAAGAACTTGTAATAGCCTACGCAATGTGGATTAGCCCAAAATTCCACTTGATCGTATTACGTGCGTTTTTAGCAATGCACCGCAATCAACCGCAACACCTCGCATTGCCTGAACCGCAAAAATTCACCTTTGAATTTACCGAATATGAACTTCAACAGCTTGCTTGGTTGTGGTTCGCTTTCAAACGTGGTGTCGGCACTTTCCAACATATTGAGAGAGCCTTTAACGTTTTAGGCTCGAACATGAGCGGGCAAATCTACGGACAGGCTTACGAATATTTAAGCGTGTTACGCTCAACAAATCAAATCTTAAACCGCATCACAAGTGATTTTGACATCGACCAAATGACAAACTGGCGTGTATTAAAACATTTGCGAGGCTTTAATCCAAAAGCCGTCAAAATCGACTTCTAAAAACACCACAAAATCCGACCGCACTTTTTTAAGCCTGCGGCGGATTCTCACACCTAAAATCCGACAAAAGGAATAGAAAATGAACAAATTAATCATTACGCTCGTGTGTGCATTTGTGGTGTATATGGCGCACGCCCTAAATCTTAATCAAGACTGTGACGGCAAAATCTGTCACACCGAAATAATTTCAACCATAGAAGGAAAATAAATGTACCAACTCAAAGCTAGATGCTCTGGCTTGGCTGATTTAATGGTAAAGCCTAAAAGCGGTAACGGAATATCTGCTACCGCTAAAAGTGCGGTGAGAAAGATAGTTAAATATGACCTGTTTGGCTATCAAGATTTTGAGGGAAATAAATACACCGAGAAAGGCATCGCACTGGAAGAACAAGCCATTAAATTAAGCGGCCGTAAACGTGGCTTACCACTTAAAAAGAACACGGAAAGACGTGAAAACGATTGGATTACAGGCGAGTGCGACATTTATGTGCCAAGTCGAAAATTAATCATCGACACCAAGTGTCCTTGGGATATAGGCTCGCACCCTTTTTTTGCAGATGAGGCGGAAGAAAAAGCCAAAAAAGCTGGATATGACATACAAATGCAAGGCTATATGTGGCTATGGGATTGTAGTGAGGCGCAGATTGATTTTGTCCTCCTCCCTACCCCTTACGACCAATTATCAAGCTATGACGATCCAAACAGATACATTGACTTGGTTGAGCAAATCCCCCAAGAAAAACGTATCACGACAGTCACAATTAAACGTGATGAGGAAATCATCGAGAAAATCAAAGAGCGAGTAGAAATTGCTCAAGAATATTATCAACAACTCATACAGGAGATGAGCTAATGGCTCGTAACACCAACACCGTGATATTAGTCGGTCATTTAGGCAGTGACCCAGAAATCCGCCAATTCCAAAATGGCGGGCAAATTGCCACATTTAATCTTGCTATCGGTGATGATTACCGAGATAAACAAGGCAATACGGTTAAACGTACGCATTGGATACCTATTGTGGTGCACGGCAACTCCGCTGATATAGCAAGACAATATCTGCAAAAAGGCTCAAAAATCTGTGTAACAGGAAAACTGGTACAGGAAAGTTGGCAAGACCAAAACGGCAATAACCGCACCGCACTTAAAGTAGCGACACAATCGTTTGAAATACTAGACAGCAAGGCAAGCAATGAAAAACAGCCAACCAAAGACAAAGAAAAAACCGATCCATTAAGCGCAGCGGCTGAACAAGATGGGTTTGATGATGATATTCCGTTTTAGGAGGAAAAATGGCTAAATTCATCCCACTCAACAACGATGACGAAGAATGTGATATCTATGTGAATGTTGATTGCATTAAGTCATTCTATCGACAAGGCATTCACACGTTAATTGATATTGACGGCGATTTTCGCATTATTGAAGAAACGCCGGAAGAAATCCTAAACCTAATCAAAGCCGCTGAATAAGTGGCTTTCTTTTTAAAGAGAAAGGCAAAAATGAAATTAAGTCAAAATACAAAATTAGCAATTTATAACAAAATTGTGGCAAGCCTAAATGTAAAAGGATTTGGAACTATCGCGAAAGAGTTACAAGAAAAAATCGATGACGTTCAACCAAAATGGTTTGTTGAATTTTATAAATCAACGCTAAAGATTTGCTCTAAACAAGGTCTATCATTTACAACTTATAAAACCGACACTATTGGAAGTGGTCAATACTATCATTTTTGGGTTGAGTACGAATTTTTTGATGCTCAGGAATGTAAACAGTTATTTCTACTTGCTCGCCAAGAAGTTGAGCAAATCAAAGAAGATTTAAAAAAATTAAAAGAATCAATCCTTGCGGTTAATACAGATAAAGCCTTTTTAGTTGTATTTCCGCAATGGGAACAACAACTCAATGAAAGCCTACCAACACGCAAGGTTAATATGCCAGCGATAGCAATGGACGTATCTTATTTAGATAAGTACAAAAAACAAGGAGTGTGATTATGTACTGGTTCAAAAATGCAATTATTTACCAATTAACAAAACAAATAGACTTTGAAAGTATCGAAAAACAACTCAAAGAATGTGAATTTACTCCGTGTGGCTCAGCAGACGTTAGCCATTTCGGTTGGTCTGCTCCGCTCGCCACCAGCGAAAACTTAGCTCATCAAGCGAACGGAAAAATCTTACTTGTAGCTAAACGAGAAGAGAAGATTTTACCAACAGAAGTTGTAAATCGTGAACTCAATAAACGAATCACTGCACTCGAAGAAAAAGAACAGCGAAAATTAAAGAAAGTAGAACGATCATCTTTAAAAGATGATGTGATAGCCACCCTACTTCCGCAAGCATTTTCTCGTATCAAAACGACCGCACTTTACATCGACACGTTGAAACAACTTATCTTTGTTGATGCAGCATCAAGTAAAACAGCCGAAGATGCACTTGCACTTTTGCGCAAATCTCTAGGTAGTTTGCCAGTAGTACCGTTGGCGTTTAACTGTGCGCCGTGTGAAGTGATGACAAGATGGGTTACAGATACCGCGCCAGATTGGCTCATCTTGCGCGAAGAAGTAGAGATTAGAGAAAAAGAAGATTTAGGCATTATCCTCTGTAAACAAAAAGATGTTGAAGACGAGGACATTATAGAGCTTGCAAAAAATGGCTCAGTATCAAAACTCGCGCTTGAGTGGGAAGACAACCTTAAATTTATCTTAGTTGAAGACGGTACGCTGAAACGATTGAAGTTTGACGACAATATCACCGAGAAGAACGATGACATTGTAAAAGAAAATGTGACAGCTCGTTTTGATGCAGATTTTATCTTAATGACGGCGACACTGTCCGAACTTGTTAAAAATCTGATTAATGAGTTCGGCGGCGAAAAAGAACGTTTATAAACAATTTCCACCAACAACAGCCCTCACTACGAGGGCTTTTTATTATCCAAATTAGTGAGGTTAAAAAATGAAACATCCACTGTGGTGGAGAGAGCGTAATTGCGAGGATGTAGTATTAGCAAATGCGCTTAAAAACCTTAAAAGAGTTATTGCCGATAAGTTACCGAATGGTCAAAAGCACGAAATTAATCAATTTATTTGGGATCATCTTGAAGATCTAACTAATTTATTGATTAATGGCGCAAGTATTGAATATGTCAACCTAAGCAAGTTTGAAAAAGTTAAATTAGACGATCCTTTTTGTCGACTTGTTGATGTGTATTTTCGCCACACGACTAAAGGCGGATTTACTGGTGACGAGTGGGCGGGCGACATTGCATTTGTGATTGATAACCGCGTATGGATGTTTCATTTTTATAGTTAATCAACACGACCGCACCGTAAAAGTGCGGTTAATTTTTTAGGTGAAGAATGAACGAAATTAATATCAATATCCCATATTCAAGATTTTCCGATATTTTCGTGTGCTATTTTTATGTGCGGATGAATAGCGGTGATCCATCGGCTGTTACACGTGCGTTAGATGATGCTAAATACAGTTGGCTTATGTTTGGCTCGGAGTTGCGAAATGACATTATCCGAATGGCGGAATCAGCATACTATCCTGCGGTAGTTAATAACTACGTAAATAATTTTATTGAGTGGGCCAAAAGTCAATTTAATGCACCGCAAGATTATAACACAGCAAGACCACTGCTTGATGTGTTGCCGGTGGTGGATTTAAAACTGCGGAGAGATAAAAATGCTGACATACGGCTCAGTCTGTTCAGGGATTGAGGCGGTAAGCGTTGCGTGGAAAGGCTTGATGACGCCACTTTGGTTTTCTGAGATAGAGCCATTTCCGTGCGCCGTGCTTGCTCATCATTATCCCGACATCCCAAATCTTGGCGATATGACCGCCTTACCTCAAAAAATTATAAACAGAGAAATCCCCCCCCCTGATGTGCTTGTTGGTGGTACGCCTTGCCAAGCGTTTTCGATCGCCGGTTTGCGAAACTCGTTAGATGATGAGCGCGGAAATCTCACGTTAACTTTAATACATATATTAGAGGCTATTGATTATGTTAGATACCAAGACGGTAAGCAGCCGTGTGTTTTGTTGTGGGAAAACGTGCCAGGTGTACTATCCACCAAGGACAACGCATTCGGACACTTTCTGGCTGGATTGGCTCAAGAGCGCGAGCCATTACAACCGGCAGGGGCAAGATGGGCAAACTCTGGTTATGTGCATTCAGCCCGCACTATCGCGTGGCGAATCCTCGATGCTCAATACTTCGGAGTTGCCCAACGACGCCGTCGGGTGTTTGTTGTGGCAAGTGCTGGACCGCGAAGTGTCGCCCAGATACTCATTGAGCGCAAAAGCTTGTGCGGGGATATTGAGACGGGCGGAAGCGCGGAAAAAAACATTACCGCCTACACTGAAAGTAGCTTTGGAACGTATATCAGATCCGCAGTGGGGGGGGTAGTAACTGCTAGTGGTGGTGCGCTTGGTGGCGGGTCGGAAACGCTTGTAGTCCACGGCACGCAAGATCCGATAATATCATCCACCACCGCGCATTGCTTAGGTCGTAACGGCGGGCAAGAAAATATCTTATTTGATATCGCTCACCGCTCCGACGTAGTACGCATACAAGATGATGATACTACGCCGACACTAACGGCGCGCATGGGGACTGGCGGTAATAATATCCCTTGCATTGCTCTTGCTGGTAACACTATCGGTAGACAACCGCACAATGGCGGTAACGGTAACGGATTTGATGATAGCGGGGTAAGTTATACATTAACCGCTACGGATACTCACGGTGTATTTGATAGCGTAACAGTGCGCAAACTCACCCCACAGGAGTGTGAAAAATTACAAGGATTCCCTCCTGGTTATACACAAATCCCGTATCGCAATAAATCTGCGAGTGATTGCCCCGACAGTCCGCGTTACAAAGCTATCGGCAATTCGATGGCGGTACCTGTGATCAAGTGGATTGGGGAACGATTAACAAACTATTTAGGAGAAATAAAATGAAAGAATTTAATTTAGATGCAGCTTTAAATGGCGAACCAGTAAAGCTCGCCTGTGGAAGAAAGGCATACATACTTTACGATTTAAGTAGATACCCTGAATTATTAAAACACGCAAACAGAAAACCTTTAAATGGAATTGTTATGTCTTACGATAAAGAGAATGAATGCTACCCTAATAACTGGCTCTTAGATGGTAAGAATTCATGTCGCCAAGATAATATTATCGGAATGTGGGAAGAACCAAAACCACAAATTAAAATTGAAGATTTGCCAAAGACGTTCACTCCTGAATTTGGCGAACGTTTTTATTATATATATGGCGGTAGAATTGAAAATTTAATACTGAATATTAAGAGTTATGACGAAGAATTAATTGACAGTGGTAACTGCTTTCGTGCAAAACAAGATGCTCAAAAATGGCTTGATTTTATGAAGAGTATGATGGAGTAAGTATGAGTGAGAAAGTTTATGAGTTTAAAACTGTTATGGATTTTTTACAGCTAACAGAAGAACAATTTAAACGTTTTTTGCCTGATTTTGCTAGTTGGTTCGCTATCCGAAAAAAACTTCAAGCAGAACAAGTCGCACTCAATGATAGATTAGGAGGTGTTTTAAAAATCACTCCCGAGCCTGTTATTAAGTGGATAGATGATGGCAAAGTTGGAGAAGTAAATTACATTGTAGCAATTAAACAAAGCGGAGACCGAGAATGAAAGGATTTACAGAATGGATATTATATCTATTAACTGGCGCTTTCGTCATTGCGATGGCTGGAGCTGGAATAGGGTTATTTTTTGGCGTGGCGTGGAAAGCGTTTTGTTTGGTGGTGTGATATGGGAAAAGTAAAAATAACGAAATTATTTTGTGATAGATGTGGCAATGAAATTATGCCATTAAGTAATGATAATCCTGAATATTTAATGACAAGTTTATATGTCAAAAAGAATTGGGGTGTAATAGGTACAAATGGAAATGCTGGAGGCATTGACGAAAAACAAATTGACCTATGCAAAGAATGCACTTGTAAGCTAAATCATTTTTTGTCTAGCCCTGATGTTACAGAAACATCTACAACAAGGGGGTAAACATGACTGCACCATCTTTAGCCTATCAAGATGCAATGAATGGCATTGCTATTTTATATGATGCATTATCTAGTGCGGAAAACGAGTTAGATAAATTAAAAAATCCATGGGTTAAATGTAGCGATAGATTGCCCGAGCCGTTTGATACGAGCGAAGAACTACGCAACTCAAGCAATAGACACTTAATTTATTATACCGAGGATGGCGAAAATTGGTTTGTTGATTTCGGGTGGTATTTATACGGTGATAGAAGGGAATCAGATGGCAATTTAATGCCACCATATTGGGAGTTAGACAATATAGGGTTATCAAACGTGGTGATTGAAGTTTCACACTGGCAACCACTGCCGCAACCACCAATAGACTAAAATAGGCTAACTAAAATAAATCGTTATAACCGCTCTTATGGGCGGTTTTTTATTGGAGGAAATATGGGAAGAGAATTTTTTGATGAATACTGCAGTCCAGAATTATTAGCGTTAATAACTGGATATGTTTGTCCTAAATATCAG